GCGGTTCGACCCCAATTGAAACCGCATCTTTCAGCATTCCGCTGATTATCTCCACTCACACTAAGTTCCCAGAGCGCACCCGTCAATACTCCAGTATGGACTCTGTTGCTGAAGACTTCGATGTTGCTGATCCAGCTTACCACGTTGCACAAGCTCTGTATGGTCAGACTGGTGTGTTGGGTGCACCCATCTCCACCCTAATCATTGGTCGTCGTCAGATTGATGAAGCCGTTGTTGGTGTTGTTGGTACTGTTGCAAGCGGTAATGTGTATAGTATTACGGTAAACAGCAAGACCTATTCCTACACTGCTGGCGGTGTTGACACTGCATCCAGTGTTGCTTCTGGTATTGCAGCAGCTTATGCACTTGCCCCTGTAGCTGGTATTAACCTTGTTGTAGGTACGGACGTAGCCACTGTTGAGGTTGGTCCCGCCGTGCTTGGTACTGGTTGGGCACTGAGCAGTTCTGTCAATCTTGAAGTAGTCTCCACTGTTTCTCTTGAAACTTGGACTGACGCCTATGATGCAGTGAAGGCTGACAACAGCACTTTCTACGCTGTATTCATCGACACTCACGATGCTGCTGTAGTTGAAGAAGTGTCCGATGCTGTAGCAACTGATCGTCGTGTCTTTGGTACTGCTACTCAAGATGCTGCTGTTATCGACAGTGCCAGCATTACAGACATTGCCTATGTTCTGTCTAATAAGAATGCCGCACGTACTTACGGTGTTTACTCGGCAACTGCTGACGAGGACTTCCCTGAAGCTGCATGGGCAGGCAGTCAACTTGCTGTGACTCCGGGTAGCAACGACTGGGATTATAAGCGTGCGAATAACATCACTCGCTCTAACCTCACTGCAAATCAGATCAACGTACTGCGTGACAAGAACACCAACTTCTTCACCCGCGTAGCAGGTGTTGATGTATTCCGTGACGGTAACATGTTCAACGGTGGTGCCATTGACCTTATCATCGCAGAAGATTGGCTGGTTGCTCGTCTGCAAGAGGGTGTTTACTTCCGCCTGATTAACAGCCTGAAAATCCCGATGACTAACATTGGCCTCACCATTATTGAGAACGAGATTCGCGCTGTTCTTTCTCAAGCTGAGGCTAATGGCATGATTGATCGTGGCTGGACTGTAACTACACCGGACGTACTGGCTATTCCAGAAAACCTCCGCGCTCAACGTATCGCTGGTGCATTCCGGTTTGACGCTCGCCTGCAAGGTTCTGTCCGTCAGGTTAAGAGCATCACTGGCTACCTCACTGTCTAAACAGGATAATTTCACATGGCACAAGATACAAACCTTGGCTCCTACTCGCCCGAAGAAGTTGCAATTGTTATCAGTAAAGGTAGCTTCGTACATGCGATTAGTGGTCTTGCAGACGGTACTTTCATTAACGTCAGTCGCATGGCACCTGCATCGGAACTCTACGTCGGTAGTGACCTGAGTGCTGGTCGCGTTAAGCGTCGTAACCGTGCTGCCAACATCTCTGTCACTCTGCACCAGTGGAGTCCTTCTAACAACGTGCTGCAAGCTCTGCAACGTGCTGATGAAGAAGACAGTGGTAACGAGTGGGTCTTTGCAATCACTATCAAAGATAACAGCGGTACTACCAAGTTCTCCGCTGCACAAGCATTCGTAGCCACCATCCCAGACACTAGTATGAGTAGCACTGCTGAAACCCGTGAGTGGGTGATTCAAGCTGTTAACCTGTCTTCGGGTGTTGGCGGTAACACTCAAATGGACGCTGCTACTGTTGCAGCACTTGGCGTCTTGGGTGAAGAAGTTCCTGAGCGTTGGCGCCAGTCGTAAGTTCTTCTTAACGGGGGCGCTTGTCGCCCCTCTCTAACAAGGAGAATTTATGGCACTAGCAACTTATGTTCCAGAGGAAGTCACATGTGTTGTAGCAGGACTTCTTACACTGGATGGGTATGTAGATGGTACGTTTGTTACTGTCGATAAAGACGTAGCACCCTATACAACTATTAGAACACCAGACGGTACAGTGGCCCGTATTCAGAATGGTGATAGCACTTATAGTATCACTTTTACTTTATACAGTGGTAGTACATCTAATGATGCACTCACTAAGCTATGGCAACTGGATGAATTAACGAACATGGGTAAGTTTCCTGTGTTCATCAAGGATAACAGTGGTAGCGACTTGTTCTTCTCTGCAACAGCATGGATTGCAGAAGTACCCACCCTTGGAAAGGGGAATGAGTATGGAGAGCGGGTGTGGGTTATTCAAGCCGCAAGCGGTAGCGTCAACTTTGGTAACAACGAATCTGCTAGCGGTATTGTTGGTGACATTATCAACATAGCAGCAGGTGCATTACCTAGCATTGGAGGATTATTCTAATGGGTGGAGTATTTACATACAGCCCTAAAGAAGTGGTGCTGGTGGTGGCTGGTTATCAAGTGACTGGTTGGGAAAGTATCACCATTGCTAGGACAGTAGATGGCTTCATTCCGGTAAGGGGTATTCGTGGTAAGAACACACGAGTAAGAAGTACAGACACTTCAGCAATGATTACTATCCCACTTCTACAGACAGCTATGAGTAACGAAGTGTTGTCTGAGATTCACACGCAAGATTTAGCTGTTGGTACAGGACGTATCGAACTGCTATTGAAAGATGGTAGTGGTAGTTCTGTATTTGGTAGCACGGAGGCATACATTCTTGGTTATCCAGTAGCCACTTATTCTGGCGGTGCTGAGTACAGAGAGTGGCGACTATTTTGCCAAACCACAAGCACATACATAGTGGGTGCTAACGCTGAGGCAGGGCTTGGTGATCTTCTATCAAGTGGTTTTGCTAAAGCTAAGAGTGCTGTGAGTGGTGCAGCAAATGCAATTGGCGGGTTGTTCTAAATAACATTTCTAAGAACACTCAATACACAAACAACAGAGGGGAATGAATTTATGGCTATTATGGCTCTTGAGCAACTGAGTGTGGAAGTAGATGGTGTGGATTATCTGGTGACTGCAATGTCTGCCACTGACGCACTGATGTTTATGGAAAAGAACATTGATAACATCAATTCGGGCAAGGTTGACTTGTCTGCAATGAAGCATGTTATCACCAAGTATGTGTCTAAAGACAACAAGCAAATCACCGATAAAAGCTTTGACATTATCTTCTCCCGTAAGATTGGTCATCTGCGTAGTCTGTTCGACAAGGTGATGGAATATAACTTCAATGACGTTTTTCAAGAAGCCGCTGGAGAGGAATAAGTAGTCCAGCGGCTAATAGGGTGAAGTCTGCTGTAGAGAAGCAGATTGAAGAAGAGTTTTCTCTTCCTTGGCAAATCTATCGTGTGGCTACACATGAGCTAGGCGGGCTTCACCTTATTAAGGAAATGAAAACGAAGTATACAGTATCTGACCTATACGATATGTTGGAGATGCTGGATGCACATGATGCACTCAAGAAAATAGCTTATGAGAAAGCTGAAGCTGAGGCAGCAGCTAAACGAAATCAAAAGTGAGGTAATGCCTTGGAAGTAGCATCTTATTATGTAGGTGTAAAGTTCCGCTTCGATCAAAAAGAGATACAGAAGCTAGATCAACACTTACTCAAGCTTGAAAAGAAGTTCAAGGCTTATGCTGAGAAGCTGAATAAAAGTCTTGCACTAAACATTACTCAATTTAAGGTAAACAAGAATCTTCTGAAGGTGGCTGTTAGTCAAGCACTTAAAGAAGTGTCTGCACTTCCTTCCACAACCTTACGTATAGATAAGTTCCGGGTAGACCAAGCTAAGCTTCGTTCTGCTGTGCGTACTGCAATTCGTGGTATAGGGCAAAACAAAGACGTACAGAATAAAACAGTCGGGACTGGAACAGCCAGAATATCCCAGCCTATGTTGAATGAAGGGATACAAGCTGCTTTACAGAACGCCAGTGACAAGGTTGTGTTTGAGATTAGCAGGTTTGCCGTTAACGAGCGTAACCTCCGTGCTGCCCTTATGCGTGCCCAGCAATCTCTTGGTAACATGGGGTCAATGGGCGGGATCGGTCAACGAGGTACTTTGAGTTCTGGGGAGTGGGATAGGCGAGAGGCTGAGAAGCAACGCCTCTGGTGGGAGAGGAGGGAAGCTCTACGAGAAGATGAAGCAAGGCGCACAGCAGAACGAATGGCACGCCGACCACAGGGGTCTTCTAGCTTTGCGGATAACGGG